CACCACCTGTGTCTCATCACCTTAACCAGCGGTTGCCAGTAAGTTTATTCAGTCACTCCCATGTTGCGTCCAACAAATATACTATATTATAGGTTTAATTTGTTGTCAAGCTGCTGGTGTTGGTTCCGTAACAACCTCTGGTTCTGTAGTTTCCGCCTCTACCTCTGGTGTTTCTGGTTCTGCACCTTCTTCTGGTAGGGTGACTCCAACTTGTTGCAAATACTCAATTGCTCCAGATGCTCTTAAAAGTAATTCTCTTTTTTCTGCTGCTTGCTGTTGCAATCCGTTAATTTCATCTATTAATGTTTGTCTTTGTTGTAAAAGATTTGCTAGATGACCTTGTTGTTCAGACATAATGTTTAATAAAATAACTTAAGTTCTGGGTTATTTATACAGTTTTTTTTCTCCTAAATAGGACAGTAAGTAATAGGTAAAAATTACATGAAGAAATTCTTACCTTTGTTATTGTTGGCAGGTTTCGGTTCACCTGCGATGGCGGATATTACACATAAACTAAGTTCTAGTGTTCAATTAACCGTGAACGCAGCAGCAACTCAGGTTGAAAGAATCGCAAACACATACGCAGTCAGTGGAAACGGTCTTGATAGTACTTATGGTACTGGCGACAATGCTGTAACAAATGGTATTGGTGCAATGACATTTAGTTCAGGTGTTGGAACAGTTGCAGACACTACATTCACACAGGATGTTCCTGGTGCAAGTTTCAGCTTAAGTCAATCATTCGTTCAAGGTGATGCATTAGTAACAACTGCTCCAACAACAGGTGCAGTGAGTGCTCTATCAGACCAGGTCTCAACTGCTGCTGGTACAGTAGGTAATTTAGCAGGTACTATTACAACTGCAGGGGCAATGACGGTGGCAGCTGGCGGCGCGGGAACTGTGGCTACTGGTCAATTTGTAAATGAATTGACAATAAACTAGGTTTTTGATATAATGACCAATGAAAAAGATATTTGTCCTAACTGTGGTTGCAAGTGTCCTTGCGAGTGCGAGGACTGCGATTGCTGTGCCCGTGGTGCCTAATTTCACCCAGGGCGCAATGACTTCAACTACCGAAACCACTTCTACGGTGACGGAGACAGTAAATTCGATGAATTATGATACGGGGTATCAGTATGTCATCACTGGGACAAATATAGAAATGGGTGGAACATCAATATCACCAACATCAAATTTGACGACTGAAAATACCATTGAAGGAGTGACATCAACATGGACTGGTTTAGATCTAAGCAGCAAACCAACATTCACGTTAAAAACACCAGGAGCAGCCTTTCAATTTACAGAAAGTTATTCTGGCCCAGGCTTAAAGACGCAAACAATAATACAGCGCACAACCACTATCCAAAGTGTCACAAACACGACAAGCACGTTCTCAAACTGATTGCACTGAGTCTTACATTAGGAACAGCAACTCCTTCATTTGCGACTGATGTGGGTGGTGTAAGTGCAACTGCAAATCCCATAGCTAATTCTTCGGGCTCAGTTACCAACCAGGCAATACAAGTTTTACAAGGACCGTATATAACTAATACTTATGGTGGTGGGATACAGTGTCAAGGACCTACCATGAACCTTACACCGTATGCAAACGCATCGGTTTCATACAAAAAACCATTCGAAAGAATATATCTTGACCCAGTGTACAACAACGCAGACAATGACGATGATAATATTCCAGACAATCCTGGTGAAATTTTATATGAAATTCCTACAAGAACTGGTCAGCAAGACAACTATACAATTTCATTAGGTTTCTCTGCCACATGGTCAAAACCACTTGACAAAGAATTACAAGCACAATGTAAAGAAGCAGCACAGGCAAATATAAATTTAATGACTCAAACGGTTGCAAACAAAAGATTAGACTTTGAAATTGCAAGACTTAAGAACTGTGGAGAACTAATGAAGGCTGGAATTGTATTTCATCCAAAGTCTCCTTATCATAGTGTATGTGCAGACGTTATGTTGGTAAATCCACCTGGTGTAGTTGGTGAGCATAACCATAAGATTACACCAAAACCAAAACGTAATGCTAAAGGATTGAAAACTGTTTCAATAGGATTTCCTTAAAATTCCATTAAGATATCCAATTCTATATTGATGAACCTTTTCCTCAATATACTTATCTTCATTTTCAATACAAGACTCAAGTGCTGCTTCAGTCATACCCACAGTAAAACCTGCCCAATATGCTCCTTTTTCAATCTCAATATTATCATGTCTATCGGCATAAATTCTTTCTACTGATTTAAGATAAGATTTAGGGATATATTTTTCTGATATAATTGGTTTCATATACTTATTTTTCATACCTAACTTACAATCTTGTGCAACGTGCCATCCCTCATGTCTTGTTGATCTTATTAAACCACCAGGATCACTCATATATGCTTCATTTAAATAGATATTATTTTTTCTACTACTATAAACAGCACGATATAATGAAGGGAAATACCTTTCGTCTCCCAAAAACACTTTGACTCCAATCTTCTTAAAGGAAGTAAGCATTCTGTTGAATTCATCAGCAACGATGTTAAAATTACTATCAGGATAAGAACTAGCAATATCACTGATATCGTTGATTGGTTTGACTCCATCTTTACATTTTCTGTATATCATACATTTTAATGTATAAGATCTTGAATTTATAATCTCATTAAAACTTCCAGCATTGATAGGTGAAGCAATAATTAATGATGCAACCATCAATATTAATTTTTTCATTTTCTTTTAATAGGTGGTAATCCTTTCTTTTCACGATATTTATTCGTTTCTTTTTCTGCACGAGAAAGTTGTTTTACATTCTTACCAAATTTTTTCTGAATCGTTGCCCATAATTTTTTGATTACAGGTCGTATAACTCTTATTAACAATGGTGTTGCTGCTGCACCTGCTGTAGCCACCACCGCAAGTGCTGTCACAGTCGATGCTTGATTTAATGGTGGAAGAAATTTTTCAACTGCTGTGGTGGGTTCATATAATGTCTCACAGGTTTTACCATCACCAAGAAGTCGATGTCCTACAACTCTCTCATCACCTGATTGAGTCACATCACCAACTCTCAACTGATTCGGACCAGGACAAGGAACTTCTTTTTCTGGAGGAACAACTTTACCAGTATCAGGAATCTCTGGTGCAGGTGGTGCAACTGGTGGTGGAGGTGCTGTAGTTGTGGGAACTGCCTGTACAGCTTCAAAATTCATCGCATTATATGATGGATACTCACCATTTGGACACAATATTGTAACACCATTTGGATCGTCATTGACCAAATCACGATCAAGGGGTAATCTATTTGCTCCTATTTTATTATCTTGATGTGTTTCAACACAACCAGGTAACTCAACAATAGGAAAACCCAACTGCAAAGTTACAGGTGGGTCATTGTTTGGGACAGATGGAATTGTATACATCCATGATCTTGACCCTATCTGTTGAACTATTACATTTGGTATATTAATTTCTTCAATAGGATCCATTAAAATTTAGGAAGGGGAGCACTAGGTAATGCTGGTCCTGTTGTCTCTGGTAATACTCCTCCCATTACATCTGGTAACATACCACCAACAGATCCCATAACTGATTCTGTAATTTTAGATTTGACTCCATCTATAATTGCATCTTTACGTATGAATACGTATCCACCAAGTCCTACGACTGTAAGTGATACAACTCCACTTGCGATTGCGATTACATTAATAATTTTTTGCATTGTTTTAACCCTCGTTTAATGATCCGAAAGATCTACGAATTTCACGTAGTTCTTCGAAATTTTTTTGTTTTGTTCCTCCATCATATGCCCAAGCATATCCTTCGGTAATCATTTGTTCGTTGAGTGATACATCAGCATCGCCAACGTATAACCAACCAAGCAACCTACCATACTTACCCATGCCACCTTTAAGTTCAGTTCGTATAGTGAGTTCATCATCTCCATCGATTGCTCCTTCTAATTTTTCTTTCATCCAGTTTGTGGCGTCTAATCCCAGTGCCTTCTCTTCCAAGTCTCTTGTTCTCTTCTCTGGCGTATCAACTCCTGCAATTCTAACTCTTTCTTTCTTGTATAAATCAAACCCAAGATCAATGGTGACATCAATAGTATCCCCGTCAACAACACGATTAATCTCCGTCACCCGAAAATTGTAACAACTCTTCCGACTCGGTGGGATCATTGCTCCCATAACTATCCTCCCAAAAATTATCCAGTGCACTATTTATAGCATCATCAGGATTTGTTTTTTGTTTTTGTAACGTATTATAGTTTTGTATATACTCTAAAGCTTTCCACATTAATTCTTCTTCCACCTCCATAGCATGAGCAGGTGGGTCAGTCACTGGTGCAGGAGCACACATTGTTAGAAAAAATATTGGTATAATAAGTAGTTTATTCATCATACTTTTTTATTACTACCACAGGTGCAATGACTCGATGAAACTCACGAAAGTATTCTTCACGATTCTTCGCATACTCACGTTCTTCTTTCTTTTTAGTCATTTGGCCAAAAATAATCGTATCTCATTATGTAGTATATCACAATCCCCACAGAAATCAAGAGAATTGAAATCATCCATATGATACTCCAGACTATCATTTTATTTCCATATCATTTAGTCCTTTCACTTCTGATGGAGTTTCTATAATTTCAGGAGCAAATTGATTCTTCTCTTCTTCATCCCAAATTTTTTTAATTTCTTCTGCCTGAATATCAATATCTCTCATTGTATTTGCAACTTTCACATCAATCCATTTTTCTTTTAACCATGCAATAATACCTGAAGCAAGAAAAGAAATGGGAAACTTTTGTTTCTTTGCCCATCTCTCTGCCTTTTCATACCAAGGGTCTGTACCCTTACCAAATTGTTTTTCGAAATTAAATTTAATCAAAACCACCTCCAAGGTAACATGGACATACCTAACATATTTAACACTGGTTCAAATGCTAATGCGATTAATGTAAACATTAAAACTTCTATAAAAAATTGTTTCCATAGAGGTTGCTTTAACTTCCATTCTTTAAACTTATTTGGTTTTCTTGCACGTTCATATGCTCCTGATTTTTCACCAATGAGATCTGTCCACCAACTTGGATCTA